ATGGCCGAAAAGCCCCAGCCATATTATGGAACCTGGATCAACCGCCAACGCGGCCTGCTACCCTGGCTGGACGAAGAACTCGACCCGCTTACCCACAAGCTGGAACACCTCATTGTCATCCTCGACACGCTCGGCCTGGAAGCATTCGTGGCGCCGCCCTCACGCGGCCGCGGCAGGCCGCCGGATGATCGCCCCGCCATCGCCCGCAGCGTCGTCGCCAAGGCCGTGCTCACCATCCCAACCACGTCGGCCCTGATCGAGCGCCTGCAGATCGACCGGGCGCTGCGACGCATCTGCGGCTGGGAACGCCGCTCCGATGTTCCCAGCGAGGCAACCTTCTCGCGCGCGTTTGCCGAGTTCGCCGCACAGGGCCTGCCGGAACGTGTGCATGAGCAGCTCGTCCGTCGTCATCTACAAGGTCACATCATCGGTCATATCTCACGCGACGCCACCGAGATCGAAGCGCGCGAGAAACCCCGCCGCCGATCCTCGGATGACCCGCCTGCGCCGCCCAAGCGCAAGCGCGGGCGTCCGCGCAAGGATGAAGTGCTGCCTCCCAAGCCGCTGACCCGCATCGAGCAGCAGCGCACGCAGCCGCTCGACGAGATGCGCGCCGCGTTGCCAACCCAATGCGATGTCGGCGTCAAACGCAACAGCAAGGGGTTCAAGGAAACCTGGATCGGCTACAAGCTGCATCTCGATACCGCCAACGGCATCGTCCCCGTCACCGCGATCCTCACCGCCGCTTCCACCCATGACAGCCAGGTCGCCATTCCGCTCGCCAGGACCAGCGAACGGCGCGTCGTGTGGCTCTACGACCTCATGGATTCCGCCTACGACGCCCAGCCTATCATCGATGATTGCCGCGCCGCCGGCCGGGTTCCAGTGATCGACCGCAACACCCGGCGCGACACTGCGCTGAAAGCTGAAATCGCCGCCGAGCGCGCAAGGCGCCGGCTGATCAAAATCCCCGATCCCGGGGACCTGACATATAACGAACGGACCACCGCTGAACGCGCCAATGCTCGCATCAAGGATGAGTTCGGTGGCCGATATCTCCGCGTCCGCGGCCACCTCAAGGCGTTCTGCCATCTGATGTTCGGGGTCGTTGCACTCGCTGCCGACAGCATCCTCAGGCTGTTCGGCACGCAATTCTACATCCACCCCGCATGATGCCTCGGTGAGCAAGGGGAAAATCCGGCGTTTCCGGATTTTTGCAAGTGGCTCCCGTGTTCGCGAATTGGCGGCTCGAATCATGCTGCCCGTGCCTGGGCTCGGGAGTGATGCCGTAGCGCCAACGCGGGAGCACCGGCGCGGCGTTGCACATCTCGATATAGCGGCGGATCCGGTCGGCCAACTGTGCCTTGCTGGCGACGCGAATGCGCCGCAACACGGATCGAGCCACCTTTGAGAAGAAGGTCTCTACATAGTTGAGCCACGACGCGTGGGTCGGGGTGAAAGCAAGTTCGAACCGACCCGGCTTGCTGGCAAGGAAGCGCTTGGTCTCGAGTGGGCAATGGGCCGAGTGATTGTCGAGCAGCAGCCAAATCGCCATTCCCGCGGGGTAATGCGCATCGAGCCGCTCAAGGAAGGCAATGAACTCGCGCGAGCGATGCCGCTGAGTGACCAGGTGATGCACGAAGCCGCTCACCAGATCGACCGCCGCGGACAGCGTGGCCGCGCCATGCCGCTTGGACTCGTGGTCGCGCTGCACCGTGGCATGCTTGTCCGGTTTCGGCGGAAGATCGGGGGCCGTGGTGGCGATTGCCTGGATCCCGGGTTTCTCCTCATAGGAGAGTACGGCGACCGGGCGGTCGGCTTCAGGTATCTGCCGCAGCATCTCGGCCGCGGCATAGGCCTCCAGAACCTCGGCCTTGCGCTCTTCGAAGGCCGGGTCGCGCCGTTGCAGGTAGCAGCGCACCCTGTGCGGCTTGACCGGCTGGCTGTTCAGCACCTCGTGCACCATGCTGGGCGCGAGTTCGGCCAGGCAGGCGTGACCGGCGACCGGCCCGTGCTCGCGTGCATGCGCCGCCAGCAGACGCAACGTCCACAACTCATGCGGATAGCCGCGCTCCTTGGCTTCGACACAGGCCTCGCCGATCAGCCAGGTGCGCGCTGCTTCGGTGATCTCGGGCCGCCGCCCTGAGCGCGGCAGGTCATCGATCGCCTCGAGCGGTCCCACCGCCATGACCTGACGCAGGCATCTGGCGACCCGCTGGCGGTCGATATTCGGCTTTGCGGCGATCTCGCTGACATCGTGCCGATCAACCAGGTGCAGGATGATGGCCGAGCGTTCGACATGATGGGCTGGGGCGGTGCGCGAGCTAGATAGGCATTAGCCTGATACACTGCCCCTTTCGGCCTGCTCGAAAAACAAAATCGACAATAACGCCGATGCTCGGCATTCTAGGGAACTTTGCCACCGCCTCAAGCTTCCACAGTTCTTCCACAGCATCTGCGGCGCCGGCCAGTGCTGGCTCGTCACCGGTTAGCAGCAGAATCGGCAAGCTGCGGTCGTATTGCGCAACGGTCATCATGACGTGGCACCCGTCCTGCCCCAGACAATCCAGATGGGCCATCACAGCCATGGGGCGATGGTCCCTCAGCGCAGCGGCCAAGTCATACTCGCTAGGCAACCGCTCGATCGCAATATCAAGAAAGTCGCAGATTGGTTGTAATGCCGCGGCGATACCGTCCCCATCCTCGATTACCAGTACTAGCGGATGCCGCTGGATCCGTTCCACCTTGTTAGTACTATCAACAGAACCGATCTCGATCAAACGCTGCATGTAGGTCATTCTCACCTCCAGAAAACATTCATTCCCGCGTTTTCGCAGTACGGCTCCAGTTCACCCGGAGACCGAAGCAAGTGTGCAGCGAAAAACTCGTCTGTTGAAGTTGGCCCATGGTCAGATCAACGTCAGTTTCCGGGAAAAATTCGTGAAAGTCCGTGAATAACTCGAGTTCAGCCGGTGGCTAACCCCGAAACAAGCCGACCGACCAGTGGCATCGGCCTGACGTCAGTGTCCCGACGATCTTTTCGACGCCCTCCGACTGTTGAAGTTGGCCGTGAAAACCGATCGTGACAGACTTGCTTCCGGCGACCGGGCGGACCGTCTCCCCCATGAGATCGCCAGAAGGGCCGATCCTGCCATGCAGCACATTTGTGCTTTGAAACGGATCGAACGCGAACACGCCACGCCCTATCGACATGAGCCCGGAAGTCCGAGACCCACAATCTGTCTCGACTGGCACAACAGGACCAAGCCAGCGGCCCTCAGGTCCCGCTGAGACCAACACTCGTCCGAACGCCAATTCCGCACTGAGATTCCCGGTACAGCCCGCCATAAGTAACAACCAAACAAGGCCCGCACTTCGGCCCAGCCGAATTTTCTGCCACTTAGGAAAAAAGAGCTTGACCAAACACCCCAATCTCCTGTATATGTTTGTGTATGATGGCGAGATCGAGACACACCGACAGTCCGCCACTCCAAAACTTGCTACGTGCATCGCCGACTCCTTCTGTTACCAACGCCATTCGCAAGAACGGAAGCGGCCATCTTAAAGCTGGCTCATGCCATTTTGTTAGTAAAGCAGAATCCGTGAGCCAACCTTGCCGCAAATTGCGTGATCATGAATGACAGGCTTGGTGCGATCCGACACAAGAAAGCGTCGGTGTCGTGTGATGTCAAAGGGCCCAAAATACGCCGGACGGTGGCGAGGTGGTGACCCCGCTGGACCGAGCCCCCCTCCGTCTTCTGGAATGGGCTGAGACAGCCACCCGTGCCTACGGTCAGAGGCCCGGAAAGCACCATCGCCTGTTGATTGACGAGTTGGAGGCACTCAGTCGTGGGGACACTGACCGGCTGATGGTGCAGATGCCACCTGGTTCCGCAAAATCGACCTATGCATCGGTCCTCCTGCCCGCCTGGTGGTTTACACAGCATCCTCTGGATTCGATCATTGCGGCCTCGCATACTGCGGGCTTGGCGACGTATTTCGGACGCCGGGCTAGGTCCATTATAGCCGAGGAGGCGAAATCGCTTGGATACGATATCGCTATCCGAGACCGCGCCAACGCACACTGGTCCACCTCCTCCGGCGGAGAATACTATGCGGTGGGCGTTCGAGGCGCGATGATCGGACGTCGGGCCGACTTGGCGATAATTGATGACCCTGTCAAATCACAGGGCGACGCTGACAGCCCGACCCTTCGAGATCACATCTGGGATTGGTATCGATCTGACCTGATTCCACGCCTGAAGCCGAAGGCACGGATTATATTGATCATGACGCGGTGGCATCAGGACGACCTCTGTGGCCGCCTGCTCGCGCACGACACAGGTGAATGGCGTTGCCTGAGCCTGCCAGCGCTAGCCGAGGAGGAAGATCGGCTAGACCGCTCCCCCGGAGAGCCCCTGTGGCCGGAATGGGAAGACATCCAAGCACTCCTGCGTCGCCGCACATCGATTGGCGAACGCGCATGGCTGGCACAATATCAGCAATCTCCGCGGCCACCTACAGGGGTGCTATTTAAGATCTCTTGTCTTGAATTCGTCGACACGCTACCGCGAGGAACTCTCGGGCCAGTGGTCCGGGGATGGGATCTCGCAGCCACCGCTACGACAGGTAGCAATGATCCCGACTGGACCGTTGGTGTCAAGCTGATGCGACACGAGACTGGGCGCTATACCGTCCTAGATGTCGTGCGGTTCCGCGGAGGTCCACGGGATTTGGAAGACGGTGTCGCCATGACCGCGCGAATAGATGGACACGACGTGCCGATCGGTCTTCCTGAGGATCCCGGCCAAGCGGGCAAAAGCCAAGTCTCTTATCTTACCAGACAGCTCGCTGGATACCGCGTAATTCCATCACGAGAAACCGGCGCGAAAGCGACCCGAGCGGCGCCGGTAGCCTCGCAGATAGAGGCCGGCAACATCACCCTTCTCCGAGCGCACTGGAACCATGCATTCATCGAGGAGCTACGTGATTTTCCATACGGTCGCAAGGATGATCAGGTCGACGCGCTATCTCGCGCCTTTAGCATGCTGCTGGATATTGGAGCCCCGGCAAGGGTTCTCGCCGTTCCATACATGGGCCGTTGAACACGAAGGACAGGTCCTTTCACCTATTGGTGCTTAAAAGGCTACAATGTTCGACACAATTTGCAACTTGATCCCCTGGGATCACGATTACCCTCCGCGCGCGAGGATGTTGGGCATTCTGCATCGAGTGCTTGATGGAACGCTCTATGACGTCCTGCCGTACCAATTTCACGAAGAGCGTAGTCTAGGCGGGGATTATATTCCGTTGCGCAACCGAAGGCCAAGTGTACGCTATGGCCTATCCCGTATCGTCGTCGAAGATAGCGTCTCTCTTCTGTTCAGCGAGGGCCACTTTCCAACCATCGACTGCGTAAGCCCTACTATTCAATCTGCTCTTGCGGACGTTGCCAAAGAGGCGCGTCTTAACCAAGTAATGACCGAAGCAGCAATCCGCGGCTCGGTGGGTTCTGTCGCAATCCTCATGCGGGTTCTCCGTGGACGCGTATTCTTCCAGGTTCTGGATACAACTTATCTCACGCCAGTGTGGGATCCGGAGGCGCCCGACTGTCTGTCGAGTGTCACCGAGCGATACAAGGTGGCTGGGCAGCAACTTGTCAAAAATGGTTACGACATATCTAATCCGGACATAGACTACTGGTTTGAGAGGCAGTGGGATGTCGACTACGAAACGTGGTTCACTCCAGTTGCTGTCAACGGATCAGGACCGCCTGAAATCGATTTAGCGCGCAGTGTCCGACATGGTCTGGACTTTGTTCCAATGGTTTGGGTGCGGAACTTACCAGGCGGGTCGTCAACAGGCGACCCCAATGACGGCTCTTGCACATTCCGGGCAGCAATCGAGACGCAGATAGAGATCGATTATCAGCTCAGTCAAGCGGGCCGCGGCTTGAAATATAGCAGCGACCCGACCCTACTGATCAAGGAGCCGGCAAGCAGCGACGGACCGATTGTGAAGGGTGCGGGCAACGCATTAGTCGTAAGCGAGAAGGGCGACGCGAGATTGTTGGAGATTGGTGGTACGGCGTCGGCGGCTGTCATGGAGTACGTGCGGACTTTGCGCGAGCTGGCGTTGGAAAGCGTGCATGGGAACCGCGCCAATGCTGATCGCTTGACCGCTGCGCAATCCGGCCGTGCCTTAGAACTGATGAACCAGGGCCTCCTATGGTTAGCAGACAATCTACGTATAAGCTATGGAGAAACTGCGCTCCTCAATCTTGCGGGGATGGTTGTTCGCGCATCTCAAGTCTATCCGTTACGAGCAATGAAGAAGGAAATTCCGGTTCTCGACGCATCCGCGCGCCTTTCGATCAAGTGGCCACGCTGGTACCCGCCTACGGCTGATGACCGACAGAAGGACGCACAAACCCTGACGACCCTAGTGGCGGCGGGCCTGATTTGCCGGCAGACGGCAGTGAAGGCAATCGCCGATACGTTCGACATCGAGGATGTCCCCGGCGAACTGGCTGGTATCGCGGCGGACCAACACACTGGGATAAATCAATGACAGAAGATACCCAACTGCCCGAACCCGTCGACGATCCTGTCGCCGAGCTACGTGCACGGGCTGAGCTCCTCGAGCGGAAATTAAATGACATTCAACAGCAATCGGACATGCGCTTGCTCCGCGCGGAGGTAAGGGTCGAGGCTCTTCGCGCAGGCATAATAGATCTGGACGGCCTAAAACTTCTGGATCTCTCCGCAGTAAGACTCAATGAGAAGGGAGAGGTTGAAAACGCTTCTGGGTTGATGACAAACTTCCGGAAGGCCAAGCCTTGGCTATTCGGGACGCCGTCGTCTTCCACCTACCTGAGTGCGCCCCAGGCGCAGCCACTGCGCCAGAAGCATGCAACTGAAATGACAAGCGCGGAGTATTCCGCCGCCCGTTCTGCACTGCTGAAGCAGCGTTACTAAGATGAAAATGGTTTCTCTGGGCCGATAAGGGATTTTTCTATGGGGATTCAAAATTTTCCACTTGCTTTGCAACCAATAATCCAGCAGGGATTCCTGGAGCGCGAATTTGAACAGGCGCTCCGTTCTCGTCTGGGCTACCGGGCATGCGCAGACCGAGAGGCGTTCGCCGTGGGAATTGGCGAAACTCTCACCAAGACGCGGGCGGGGCTGAAGCCAACTGTAACAACACCGTTAGCGCCTGCCACCAATACGAATTTCGACAACGGTCTTACCCCGACCACATGGAGTGTGGAACAATATACAATCACAATCAACCACTACGCCGCGACAACCGATTTGAACATGGTAACCGCGCGAGTCGGTATCGCCTCCCAATTCCTGCAAAACGCCTACGTTAATGGTGAACAGGCCGCACGGAGTCTGGACGAGTTGGCGCGAAACGCACTATTCAATGCGTACTTCGGCGGAAACACGCGTGTGCGCGTCACACTCGGTAGCGCAGGTCCATCGGTTAGTGTAGATGACATTCGAGGCTTCCTCACGGCCTTTGTCAACGGTGTACAGCAACCCGTCGGCAGTTCGAATACCTTGACGATAACGGTTGGAGCAGACTCCTACACACTTGTTGGAACTGCGGCGGACGTTACGAATATCTCGACTGCCCCGAACGGCATATCCGGGGTATTGACCTTCTCGTCCAATGTCTCGGTCAGCGATGGCACCGCCGGCAACACCGTGACTGCGGCAAACGCATGCGTGACTGTTCGACCGTCTCAACGGGGCAACACATCACAAATCGTCGCTACCGATACGCTGGCGATGTCCTGCCTGCTTGACGCTGTCTCGAAGTTGCGCATGAACGCGGTCCCAGAAATTGATGGGTCATACAATTGCTACCTGGATCCGGTATCCGCTCGCCAACTGTTTGCTGACCCTGATTTCAAGCAACTGTTCCAGGGGGCAACGTCGGCCAATCAGGTGTTTCGCCAGGGCATGACGAATGATTTCCTAGGTCTAAGGTTCATGCCTACTACTGAGGCATTCGTGCAGCCGCACCCAACACTGGCGGGGCTCATGGTACGGCGGCCTATTGTCTGTGGTCAGGGCGCTTTGGTCGAAGGCGACTTTGCTGGCATGGCTGCTGAGGACGTAGCCCCCGCAAATTCGATCGTCGTAGTAGTGGATGGGGTAGCTATGGTCACGCGGGAGCCAATCGACCGATTGCAGCAGATCATCGCCCAGTCCTGGTACTGGATGGGCGGGTTTTGCGCTCCGTCCGACACCACAACGAACGCGAGTACGGTCCCGACCGCCACGAACGCAGCATTCAAGCGTGCCGTGATGATCGAGCATATTGGTTAGCATCGGGAGCATCGAGGGCAGATGTCGATCGGAGCCACTAGTCCCTTCGCTCCAACAGGAGCGGTCTCGCTGAGTCCCGGCAAAATATACGCGAGCAATCGGTTTGAGGGACACAACGAGTCCTCCAGAGTAACAAATCATGCGGCGTCAGTGCGCTTACTTGAGTTCAGCGGAGATCGATCAGCTACCGCATGGGCGGACGATGTTCCGCGACTACCGCCCGCAAGGATCATGCTCTCCAACGAGTCGTCGATTACGTACGCTCCTGCGGCACCAGTCAGCGGCCCTGTTTGCGTTCCCTTCAGGCTCGGCGATGGACCGACCCGCTAATGCCAGTCACAGATGCCGAGAAGACTGATGCACGGCGGTTTTGTGGCTATCCGGCGTATGGCGCTGCACCAGCTGGCTTTCAGACGTGGCGCTTCTACCAAGTTTACGGATTGCTGGAGTTCCGCCTTAACAACCTTTCGGAGTCGGAAGTGAGAGTAATGAGGCGTTACTTGGGAGCTTTGGCCGTATTGGAGATCGCGATACCACGTTCAGCTGACAACCTCGACACCGATACGGCAGCAATCTGGACAAGGAATCGCGACGAACCGCGGGATCGGATACGACTGTTTGACGACTGGCGCCGGCGTCTTTGTGGATTTCTTGGCATTCCTCCGGGACCAGCTCTTGCCGATTGCGGTATTGCATTGGTGGTCTGAAATGGACGTCGTTCGGCTCGAGGACCGTATTCGTTGGGGCCTAAATGTCGCCGCACGAGCGACCGGCGCGACAACAAGTGCATACCGGCCGCGCGGAAAGGAGAATCCAATTGCAGCCGCCAACAGATTCCTCCGTCTTCATGCCGCGTTCAGCGGCCTTGACGGGAAATTTGCCCGACAAAACAGATATGGCGACGCTCTATGGTACGGCATATTCGATGCCGCATATACGCAGCCTGGCGACTACTTGGTGCAGCATGACGCCACTTGGTTTATCGCTGCGCAGCAAAGGCTGCTGCCCGTTCTTTGCGTGCAGACCAATCGGGTGGTTTCATTTACCCGCCCCGCAGCGCAAGCCACAACAGGGGTGAACACGTATGGAGGCGTTACTGCAGCGAGCGTCACTCCGATCATGACCAACTGGCCGGCGAGTGTACTAGTCGAGTCGCGAGAGGGTCGCCCACTCGCCAATCTCCCCAGTGACACAACGGTCTCCTACTGGACGGTCCTGTTGCCCGCCTGTCGAGGCGCCTTGTTACAGACTTCCGATTTGATGTCTGACGACCTCGGACGCAGCGGCATCGTCGCAACCACGGAGTTGACTGCTCTCGGTTGGCGATTAGCCGTACGACAGGCGACGACTTGATGGCAGACCAGTCGGATGTCGAGAATGCGTTGGTAGCACTGGCTGGCGACGCGCTTTATCCAAACGGGTCAGCGGCGCCAAGCGTGCCTGGGCCAGATTGTCGAGTATACCGCGGATGGCCGAACTCCACAGCCCTTGACTCCGACCTTGCCGCTGGCGTCATTAATGTCACGATTTTTCCACAGGGTGAACCGGGGCGCAATACGACACGATATTCACAGCAATGGCAAGGCTCCCCACCACAGCCAACTCTCACAGCGTCTGTTTCCGGCATTTTGGTCACTATTGCGGGCACCGCAAATCCGGGAGAACTTGTTGGAATATTGGTCAATAACAATTGCTACGTATACGGCACACGAACTGGCGATACTCCAGAGATCGTAGCTGCGAACCTAGCCAATTCCGCACGCGCTGATTGGATCGTCAGCCTGTCCGGCGCCACACTGGCAATTCCTGGAGCTAGCAGTCTATTGGCCCGAGTGGTCGCCGCCGCCTCCGTCATGCAGGAGCTGCGTCGGCAAGAGCAGGGATTCCGTATCACATGCTGGTGCCCGACACCCGCCACACGAGACGCCGCGGCATCAGCGATCGATCTGTCGCTCGTTGCCTTTCAATTCATCGACTTGGCCGATGGATCCCAGGGCCGTCTGCAATATCACGGGACACTAGTATTCGACCAGTCTCAGGATGCGCTCCTATATCGTCGTGACCTACTCTACCACGTGGAATATCCCACGACGGTCTCGGCGCTTCAGCCCGCGATGCTGTTCGGCGACCTTGTCCTAAACGCCGCCACATTAACTGCCTAATCTTGGAGTCCTCATAGAAATGCATTTAGTCGTTGTGAGGCCGTTTGATGGTTTCTCGCGCGGTGACGTGATCACGGATTCGGCACGCATCGCAAGTATCCTCAACGGTGATCGCGCTCATTATGTTGTGCGCGTAGCCACACGGATGCCAGGGGGAGGATAACACCAATGCCTATTGTTCAACAAGGCAGCATCAATACGACAGCGCTTGTGGTGCCGGATCTCTACGTCCAGATAGTACCACCGCAGAATCTCGTCATGAACGGTGTGCCGACCAATGTGGTTGGCGTTGTTGGCACCGCGTCTTGGGGACCAGTCGCCCAGCCGGTGATCATCGCAACGATGGCGAATTATGCGCAGTCCTTTGGTCCGATCATGGCCCGGCAATATGATATGGGAACGCAAATCGCAACCGCAGTCCAGCAAGGAGCCCAGAATTTCCGTTGTGTTCGAGTGAGCGACGGAACCGACACGGCCGCCCAGGTCGTGGTGCCTGGAATAACCGCCACGTTTACGGGGCTCTACACAGGCTCTCTAGGCAATCAGATCAGCCTGACACTGCAAGCCGGTTCCGGAGCGAATACTTGGCAACTGATAGTGGCGCTACCAGGCTTGCAACCGGAGGTCTATAACAATCTCGCTGGCACCGGAGCGCAGTTCTGGATCGCCTTAGCAGCTGCAGTCAATACGGGTCAAGGTCCGCAGCGTGGACCATCGCAACTAGTGATCGCCAGTGCGGGTGGTGCTACTGCACCCCCGCTGGCGTTCGCCACAACACTTGGGGCAAGCACACCGGGGTCCGATGGAGCATCCAATGTGTTGTCCATGCAATTGGTCGGCACTGACGTTACGCCTCGCACCGGGATGTACGCTCTAAGAGGCCAGGGTTGTGGTATCGCCTTGCTGGCTGACTCGGACGATCCTACTCAATGGACGACACAGGCAGCTTTCGGCCTTCAGGAAGGCGTCTACATGATCCTGACGGGGCCGCCAGGCGATACAATCCAGAATGCGGTCACAGTAATGCAAGAGGCAGGACTCGACAGCTATTCAGCGAAGCTGATGTTCGGAGATTGGTTGTGGTGGTCCGATCAGGTGAATAGCACAATACGGCTGGTTTCACCGCAAGGGTTCGCTGCGGGACGGCTCGCAAACCTGTCGCCGGAGCAATCGAGTCTAAACAAACAGATCTATTGTGTCGTCGGTAGCCAGATGTCCGGCACTCCAGGATCTGGTCAGAGTACTTCCTACTCTGCAGCAGATCTCGCAGTGCTACTTGGTGCGGGAATCGACGTGATATGCAACCCGCAACCAGGCGGAAGCTACTGGGGCGTCCGTGGTGGTTTCAATTCATCGTCCAATCAAGCCATCAACGGCGACAACTACACACGGCTTACCAACTACATCGCAGCTACCCTTGCTGCGGGAATGGGTCAGTATGTCGGGCAGGTAATCAACGCCAACCTATTCCTTAGTATTCGTTCCTGCCAACTCTCCTTCCTGCAAAATATGCTTAGCCAGGGCTTGCTTGGCAGTACCGACGGAAGCCTGCCATTCAGCGTGATTTGCGATACGTCCAACAATCCGGCGAGCAGGACTGGCCTCGGCTATGTTCAGTCGGATGCTCAGGTACAATACCAGTCAATCAACGAAATGTTCATCGTCAACGTGGAAGGAGGCCAGACAGTCCAGGTTTCTGTCCAAACCCTCCCCAGCGGCCAAGCGACCTAACGAGGCATCCCAATGTCATTTACAACCTTTTCTATTGGTCGCGACACTCAGCTTGTCGTCATGGGACCCAATGGTCGTATAGATTTAGAGCATGTTACTGCTTTTGAAAGTAAGCAGATAACTCAATCTGTGCGCGTCAGCCGATTGGACGGTACCCAGTTGGGTACTGAGCTGCCCAAGGGATGGGAGGGTAGCTTTGAGCTCGAGCGCGGCAATTCTGTCGTTGAAGACTTCATTGCAGCAACGGAGCAGGCATATCTAAACGGTGGAAGCTCCGGATCGGTCACTATGTATCAGTACATTAGCGAGACAGACGGGTCGGTGTCAACATATCAGTATGCTGGTGTGACACTCAAGCTTGTCAATGCTGGGATCTGGAGAGGCGAAAGTAGTGTCAAGCAAAAGCTTGAATTTTTTGGCGTCAGCAGGAGTCGCATTTGATGACCCCCTCCGCGGCAATTATTTCTAAAGCAACCGAAGCGCACTCGGTTGTAGATAGCCTGGGTCGTCGGCTAACAATTAGGAGGTTGACAGCGCTAGACAAACTACGGATTTTCAAGGCGGCAGGGCCGGAGCTTTCCCTTAACCAACCCTGGCTCGCAATGGCTATTATTGCGAGCGCCGTCACCGCCATCGATGAGATACCTATACCTTGGCCGTCCACCGAAATCCAGATCGAAGCGTTAGTGGGTCGTTTAGGTGACATTGGGATTGAGGCAATTGCTCAGACTATCGAGCCATTGTTGGAGATAGAAGGGACAGATCAGGTCATAAAAGCGGGAAACTAATTCGGCACCCCGAGCTGACAGATTGTCTTTACTTGGTCAGAAACGGGGTGCCGTTCGATGTCGCCTTTTCGCTACCGCCGGACGAGCGTATGGCATACGTGGTTACCTTCGGCAACCTAGATGGACACCAGTTCGATTGGGCAACGCTGCGATGGAGGCAGCTAATATGACGCTGCTTCGTCGCATCTGCCGCTGATGGCATCCTGATGTGATTCGCCAGTCCACACAAGGCCCGGCGCATGTCCGCGGCACTAGCACCTCCATCCGGGTCGCCGCGATAGGAAGCCGGCTTGGAATAGATGGTAGGGGGCTTGATCAGTCGTCCATCAGCCTACCTAGGTTACTCCAAATCGCCCAAAGAGCATTCGATCTAAAGACCGAGCACCAGCCTTGGGCCAGGCAGCCGTCTCTTGCCCTCCAGTCGCAACGGTCGGCCTTCACGGTGATCAGTGCACCACGAATATCGCCCCACATTACTCGCCTGTATCATCCTTCGTGGGCGCATCTGGGACCGTCGGGTCAACCGGCAATATCGCGACCATTTCGAAGCGCCCGGCCGCTTGACCTCCTTCTCACATCGTCACAGTTAAGATCCCCCGTTGTTCGACGCGGCTACGCGAAGGCGGAGCCGCGTCAAGGAGGGGGACAAGCCAGTCAGCGGATTATCCGAACCACACCGACCCCACGGCAGTCTTGCCTAGATCCTGTGACCCAATCCATCTCACTGGAAGCTATGGTCCGAGTCCTAGGGTCACAGCTCTCGGGTATTGGTCATACTTCCGTCAGGTCCCGATCTCCATCTAAGCAGATCCGTACGGCGGGTCTTCGACACGTCGCCGTAGTAGCCTCGTTCCTCCACAACCATCGTGTTGACGAACCATTTGCTTCCGTCACCGGACTTACAAAGATATCCGCACGCCCGATCCCAACGGCGCCTTCATCCCGATCCTCGATGTTACTTCGTCCCAAAACGGCGGAGAGCAGTTCTAGCGACGCCCAGGACAGCATTGCTGAGCCGAACAAAATCGGGCGAGGCAGTCTTTTCCTCGATGGCGCCGCCCTGGGTCGCTGGCTGATGCAGTATTTGGACCGAGAGATCATGCGTCCCCGTGGTGGGATCATGGCGGTCGATCCCCGGGCAACACCATCCTGGGGAGGACCGTCGCTCCCGACATGACGGTCGCAAATCGTTCCACACGGATCTATCCCAGGAGCACTATCGCATCTCAACTATGAGCGCATTTCTATAATACGGACCACGCGAACAACTATCGCCTGAGGTACCTATGTCAATAGTAGCACTGGCCCTTGGGCCAGTTGCCTTCCAGGATTTTGAGATTCCATCTGGTATCAATTTTGGAGGGCGACAGCTCCTTGCAATTCATCAATTGACTAATGGCCGTAGAGTTGTCGATAGCATCGGTGCCGACGAGTCAGAAATATCGTTCGCGGGAGTGTTTTCGGGAGCAGATGCGACATTCCGAGCCAGAATGCTGAATTCGCTTCGTGTCACAGGAGGTACGCTGAGCCTGACCTGGGACGTATTTTTTTACACAATCGTGCTAAGCCGCTTCGATGCTAACTATGAGAATCCCGTCTGGATACCATACCGTATCTCGTGCACTGTGGTACGGGATGAGGCCACTACGGTCCCCCCTGTGGTGATTTCTCTTAGCAACTCCATTTTGGCTGATATGGGTGTCGCCGCCAATCAATGCATGGCCCTTGGGCTTGATTTCACCAATGTTCAAAGCGCCGTGGCTAGTCCCAATGCCACAAATCTAGGGAGCGCGGCATATGTGGCCGCCAAATCTAGCATTAGCCTTACGCAGTCCGCTATCAATATTCAAGTTGCGTGCACTGAGGTTGCCATTCAGACCATCATCGCGTCCAATCTGGACTCAGCAGAGTCCTTGATTGTGGAACTTGTGGCATCTACGATCGCTGCCCAGCAGCTGGCCGACTTAACGAGCGCCAGCGCTTATGTTGGACGTGCTGCGCGAAACTTGTCGAACGCGAGTACCTGACGTTGAACACAATCATAGTATGTGGTGGCAATCTATTTCGTATAGCGGCCGAGCAACTAGGCGACGCCACCCAATGGTTGAGGATCGCCCAATTAAACGGGCTTAGCGATCCTATGCTGTCAGGGATCTTGACGTTGTTGATTCCTGATCAAGACCCAAACGCGGGAGGCGGCATTGCTTCCCAATGAACTACAGCCTTCGTATCGGGCTCCCAGACTGCGCTGTCTGGCAAATGGCCAAGTACTGAACGGTGCATACGAGGCGGAAGTCAGCTCAAGTAATCACTTCAGTGCTGATCGGTTTAGCGCCGTGATAGCGCTCGGGCCCGACCGATGGGCAAACGCAGGCTTCTGGTCGTCTGAATCGAACGTTCTGATCGATATCCAACTGGGTCTTGATGGGGGGGCAAGTTTCACAAGCCTCATACAAGGATTCGTTGACAACGTATCGATCAATCCGGTCAACCGTGTCGTCCGCCTTAGCGGAAGAGATTTGACTGCCGCACTGGTCGAAGCCCGAACGCAAGAAGCCTTCTCAAATCGGACATCAAGCGAGATCGCTACGATCTTTGCCAATCGGCATGAGCTTATCCCTCGCGTTGTTATAACGAATACTCCGGTTGGACGGTTCTACCAGAGTGATCATGAAAATCTAACGCTCGACCGGTTCTCCGGAGCGATAACCGAGTGGGATCTGCTTGTATATTTGGCACGACAGGAAGGTTACGATATCTTCGTGAGCGGAAGGACTCTTTGCTTCCAGCCGACTGCGCAGGGTTCGGGTATAGACCAAATTCTGTACCCCTCAGACATGATCGATATAAAGCTAGAACGTGCACTTACCCTTGCACGCGATATCCAGATTACAGTGCAAAGCTGGAACTCCCTCCAACAAATAGCATTTACCGAAAGTGTTATTAGCACTATCAGCCCGGGTTCATCGAGCAGTGCGAGTAGTGGCAGGAACTTAACGCAGCAGTATGTGCTCATTCGTCCAAATTTGACCCCGGATAAGGCATTGGCCATTGCGCAGCAGCGGCTCTCCGAGCTATCCCGTCATGAACGAGTAGTCGAGTTCTCTATGCCTGGAGAACTCGCGCTTACCCCTCGAAGCACGATTCAACTGGATGGGACGGGAACGGATTTTGATCAACTTTACTTTATAGAATCTGTGGACCGCAGATTCAACCTCCGAACTGGGTTTATCCAGCAGGTCCGGGCCAGTAACAGTTCACCAAGAACAGAGTCTGCTCTCAACGCAATGGATTGATATATGGAACGCCTGGTGAATGCTTTAAAAATGCACGCGGACGCTCTGGTCCAGACACAGGCTCAGCCGCGTTTTGGCACTATCACATCGGTCGACCCGAATACGGGAACAGCACGCCTGACCGTACAGCCCGAGGGAGTCCTGAGCGGCTGGCTTCCTATTCTATCTCCTTGGGCAGGCACTGGTTGGGGAATGGTATGCCCTCCGGCACCCGGAGACCAAGTTCTTATGCTCGCTCAGGAAGGCGCCGCTGAACACGGAGTCATTGTTGGCCGGGTCTTCTCGAGTAAGCAGTGTCCTCCGCGCGCTCCGAGCGGAGAATTCTGGCTGGTTCATCAATCGGGCTCATATCTCAAATTGCTCAACGATGGGACGATTCAGGTCGGTGGTGATTTGCACGTGAGTGGGGATGTGTACGATAGCCAGGGAGCGTTATCACGGCTGCGGGGTCACTATGATGCCCATACGCATATCGACTCCCGTGGTGGCACGACGACCCCCACTAACCAACCGGATTAAGGGACACCATGGCCGATATCGCCCACCAGTGGGGCTCTGACCTAGGGTTTGGTCCGACCGGAGACTTGGCAGTCGCTACAGGATCGGTCCTCGGCCAGCAGCGGGTCTTGCGCCGACTCCTCACCAATCTGCTCGACTATATCTGGCAACCTTCCTACGGCGCCGGATTGGCTGGGTTCATCGGTCAACCAGCGAATACTTCGCAAATCTGCGCTACGATTCGTAGCCAGATATTTAAGGAAACTGCAGTGGCTCAGAGCCCGGAGCCGACCATTGATGTGACTCTCTGTCCCGGGGGCGCATCGGGAGACGTCTATGTGCAGATCCTTTATGTAGATTCGGAAACTGGCCAGACCCAGGATCTGACCTTTACCATGAGTGCATAGACGATGCAGCTTTCACTTCAGACGTTCACTAGCCTGGTTCAGGGCATGGCCGCAGCCGTCCAGGCTGCTGCGGCTCAGCTCCTTGACCTCACGATCGGCTCCACGCTTCGAGCAATACTGGAGGCTAATGCATCGATTGCATTATGGATGCAGTGGCTAATCCTCCAGGTTCTTCAGATGACGAGGGCAGCGACGAGTAACGGGCCGGATCTCGATAGCTGGATGGCGGACTTCTCGTTAACGCGTTTACCAGCGAGCCCGGCATCAGGGACCGTCACATTTTCTCGTTTCAATTCCGGCACTCCTGCACTGATTCCAATGGGAACGCTTGTACGAACGACCGACGGCACCCAAACTTTTTCAGTCACCCAGGACGCTACCGCTCCCGGATGGAATCAGATACAGAACGGTTACATTATCGGAATTGGAGTCGCCTCTCTTGATATACCAGTCGTAGCGCAGGTTGCTGGAACATGCGGCAACGTACAGGCAGCGTCGATAACTGTTCTAGCGTCTGCGTTGTCCGGTGTAGAT